GGCGCCGCACGCAACGTGGCGCCACCACACGCTTCACTGAAACGAATCAACCCAGCCGCTCACCAACAGGACGGGTGGGTGAGCGGCAAGGTGACGGCCCTGCTTTTGCTTCTGCTTCTGCATCTTCAGGTATAGATAAATCTCTGCGAGAGGATAGATCCCAGGGAGGGGCCGACGACCTGGCGCGCGCGCTTCGTGGAGTAGCGGGGTACAGCGAATGCGGGGCGTTCGTTCCCGAACTGCTGGAAGCGAAGGCCGCAGGCGTAACACCGGAGCAGATCGCCAACGTCGCCCGCGAGAAGCAGGGCAAGTCGGTGGCCTACATCGCGCGCACCGCGATCGGTCGACAGCTGGACAAGCAACAGCAGGCCAGCGAGGTATCAGGTGCGCCTGCAGGTGCCGCGGTTGACCCCGAGGCGAGGGCGCGAGCGGACGAACTCCGCGAGATCGACGCCAAGCTGATCGACCTGCGCCACCACCGTGACCACACGGGGATGCTCAGTGCCGACGACTACACCGAACGCGCGGCGCCGCTGCTGGCACGGTGGCGGGAACTGCAGCCGAAGGCCGCGATGGGGGCTGCTTCGTGACTTCCGCTTTCCAATCATTGCGCGCAAACACTGTTGTTACCCTTGGCGTGGAACATCCGCACGGGCTGGCTGCATCCCTTGTGGCAGTAGGCGGAACCGCTGGGCGGGCTCGGCGTGGAACGTTCCACGGGGGTTGGAACAGACCGGCCAGCGGAGCGCGTAAGTCATTGATTCATAAGGGGCGTTGCGTGGTGTCCGGACCGGGACGCTACGCCGCGCCGCTGCAGGGGGGGCACCCCCCCTTTGTTCCACGGGCGTCCCGAGGGGGGCGGCTCAACTACTGCCGCCTCGAAAAATGGGAAGGGTTCCTAGGGGCGACGACCCCCGGCGGTGCCGCTTGAACGCGCCGGACATCGCACCGCTGCCGGTCGGCGTCGCCGAAGCGCTGGCAGGGCTGCCCAATGGCCGCGAGTTGGCCGCGCACCGCGCGTGGCTGCTGGCGAGCGAACCACGCTTCGCCGAGGTCATGCGCCGCGTGGAGCGGCGCGGCCTGCCGCCCCGCAGCCTGGCCGAACTGTGGTTGTGGCTGGTCCACCTGACCATCGACTGCGGGTCACGGCCGGCGACCACGGGGCAGTCGTACGGCCGCACGGCCGGCCGCTTCCTGGCGTGGGCCGCCGGCAACGACATCGACTTCACCCAGGTGACGCTGGAAGACCTGAACCGCTGGCAGCGCTGGCTGGCGGTGGAGTGCAAAAACGGGAACACGTGGCGTGCACAGCAAGTGCAGGCGCTACGCAACTTTTTCGATTGGCGGCGTGCGTGTGGGCTTGCGAAGGCGAACGCCGCCGCCGACCTGCAGGGGCCGAAGGTCAAGCCCAAGCCGGCGAAGAAGTACACCGACGACCAGCTGCGCGGCCTGTTCGCCGCGATCGCCAGCGCCAACCCGCTGCGGTCCGTGCGCGACCGCTGCGCCACGCTGCTGCTGCTGACCACCGGCCTGCGGCGCGAAGAGTTGGCCAGCCTGAAGCTGGCGCACCTGGAACTGAGCGCGGCGCGCGGCGTGGTGCGCATCGAGGGCAAGGGAGCCAAGGAACGCGAAGTGCCCTTCGAAGGGCCTGTGGTCACCGCGCTGCACGAATGGCTGTCCACCCGCGACGGGTTGCCGTTCGACATCGACCGCGACGCGGTGTTCGTCGCGCTTACCGGCCCAACGCAAGGGCACGCGCTGGCGCTGCGCAGCTTCGAAGCGATGGTCGGGAAGCACGCGAAGGCGGCGAAGCTGCGCGACTGGGGCATCCATCGCTTCCGTGTCACGTTCGCCACGCAGCTGTACGACGACGGTGCGGACATCGAAACCATCCGCGCCCTGATGGGACACGAAAGCATCGAGACGACACGCGGCTATCTCGCCGTGTCGGAGCGTGCGCGCCGCACGCGCCTGAGTTCAGCGCGCCAGCACCGCGTGCTGGGAACCAAACCAACGGGCACGCCGATGTGGGCGCGCCTGGCAGCAGGGGAACTGTCGAGTGATTGACGAAATCCGATTCAGTGATGCCGGTGAACGCGCTACCGAGTTCGAACGCCGGCTGGTGGCGCAAGCCGGCGCCGTGGAAAACGAATGGCTGGACCTGGCGCGCCGCATGATGGCCGTGGTGGGTGAAGACGCCGGCCTGCGCGCCTTCCTGGTGCTGCTGGACGAAATGGGCGGCGGGGAGGTCAGCGTGTGCAAGCGCGGCAAGTTCTTCCAGCGGCTGTGGACTGCGGAGCGTGATGCGCTGATCGTCAACATGGCGTCGCGTGAATCCGACCCGTGGCCACAGGCAGAGATTGCCCGGCTGCTGGGAGTATCCGCGCCCTACGTCCACAAGGTGCTGCGGCGGAAACTCGGGCGGGAGACGCGAGGGGGCGCGGCGTGATACGAACCCACCCCGTGAGCAAATCCATTATCCGCGAACGTAAGCCCCTGACCGCTGCCCAGTTGCAGCAGCGGCGCGATGCCGCGAAGAAAAGCACCGGCCCGCGCACCATCGAAGGCAAGGCGCGTTCCAGCCGCAACGCGTGGAAGCATGGCCTGAACAGCGCCATCCACGTGTCGCACTTCGACAGCGGCCTGCAATCACTGCTGGGCGCCACCGGCAAACCGTGCCAGACCACATGTCCGAAGTATCCGTGTTCGCTGGTCGACGAAGGCCAGACGAAGGCTGGCGGCAGCTGCCTGGACAAACAGGTTTACGTGCAGGCGTTCACGGCCATCATTGATGCCCTGCAGTCCGGCAGCATGGAAGGCATGCATGGACTGATGGCGGCGGAAGTGTCCGCTGCGCTGCAGATGCTGCACGAACTACGCACGACGGTTTCCACGCAGGGCCTGGTCATCGGTATCCCGATGGTGACGGATGAAGGCAAGGTGATCTGCGACGCCAAGGGCGATCCGGTCATCGGCAAGTACGTCGCCAATCCCGGCTACCCCATGATGATCAAGACGCTTGAAACGCTGGGCATCAGCCTGCCGGAACTGCTGGTCACCCCGCAGGCCAAGGCCAAAGCCAAGGTGCAGGAAGAGGCAACCGACGCCATGCAGACCGTGCTGGGCGGCATCTTCCAGCGCGCCGCGCTGGCGAAGGGCGCCAAGGCGCTACCGCCGGGCGGTGGCTGATGGCGGTCAAGCCCGTCAACGTCGGTGTTCTGCAGGGACAGATGTTGGATCGCGGTGTCTACGACGCCGACGAATTCGATGCCTGGATGGCCGAACGCGGATGGGCGTGGCGCGCATTGGAGCGCGGCGACTACGGCATCACCGTCGACGAAGCGCTGGTGGTGTTCACGTTCGAAGACCCGCTGCGCTGGGCGGAAACCTTCCTGTTCGAACCTGACAGCGGCGACCCGTACCGCTTCTGGGACTACCAGCGCCCCAGCATGCGCGCGTGGATGCAGGACGTGATCCACCAGGATGGCGCTGAGTGCGGCAAGACGCGCGAGATCATCGCGCTGACGGCATGGGCGGGTTGCACGGCGATGGGCGGCCGCGTCCCCAATCCGTGGTCGCTGATCGCGGCGCCCCAGCAGACGCACCTGGATGAAATCATCCTGGCGCTGGAAGAGCAGTTCGGCGTGGCGGACGGGGCAGGGCAGAAAACCCTGATCCAGCACTTCTGGCTGAAACCGAAGCGCACACCCCACACCATGCACCGGTTCCTGGCACCCAACCCGGTGCGTCCGGACAAGCCCAGCATTGCCCGCACTTACTACCGCCCGGGCGGGCATGACGGCGAAGCTTTCCGTGGCGTGCACGTCAACGCCTTCGGCCTGTTCGACGAAGGCGCGAAGGTCAAGTCCAAAGTGATCTTCAGCGAGTTCTGGCGAGCCCTGAAGCCGGGTTGCCGGGCGCGCGTGTATTCCGTGCCGGACGGCGACCGCGCCAGCGAGTTCTTCCGCCTCACCCAGACGGCCGTGCCGGATTTGCCTGTGGGCAAGTCCGGGTATCGACTGTTCCGCTGGCAACAGACCATGAAGCCCGCGCCGTTCTGGTCAGCCGAGCGCGAAGCGGAAATGGTGCGCCGCTTTGGCGGGCGCAATACGCCCGGCTTCCAGCGCAACGTGCTGGGCGAACACGGCCAGGCGGAGAATCCCGTGTGGCCGTGGGGCAGTCTGATGCCAAACGTGGTTGACCTGCCGGACTATCGGGTCATCAAGCTGCACGCCGACGCGGAGGCAGACACGCTGTCCATCGAAGTCATGGGCGTGAAGCTGTCCGTGAGCGATGGCCGCAAGGTGGGCACGTACGACACACTGCGCGACGACGCCATCGACTTGGCGCCGATCCTGCGCGGCACCGACGCCAGCCGCCGCGCCGCGATGGCGGAGATCCTGCGGCCGCATATCCGGCCCGCCGCACACGGATCGTTCTGGGCGGGCGCCGACCTGGGCGAGCGCAACGACCCCACGGAGCTGATCGTCAGCGAAGAGATCGGCCCAGTGCTGCAGGACCGGGTGCGCATCAAGCTGCAGGGCTTCCCGTACCACCTGCAGGAAGATCTGATCTACGTGCTGGACAGCCTGTTCAACCACCTGCCGTTCTGGGGCGTCGACCTGGGCAGCGCTGGCACCGTGGTGGTGAAAGACCTGTGCACCGTCGACCGCTTCCTGGACGCCATGTTCGACGGCCGCATGGTGGGCTTCCACTTCCAGCAGAACGTCGAGTGCATCGGCGAAGACGGCGAATCCCTGGAAGACGACGACCAGCGCACCGGGGAGCGCCGCACGCTGGTGGCTCCGGGCAAGCATTGGGCCACGCAGTGCATCAGCGCCCGCCTGCAGGCCGGCGGCTACGCGCTGCCATACGACAACGACGCGTTGAACGCCATGGCCACGCAGACCGCGCGCGAGGGCGCCAAGTGGCCGATCTACAGCAAGAAAGACGACCACGTGCCTGATGCACGTCGACAACAGATGCTGCGCAAGCTGCGCGCCCTGCTGGATGACGGTGTCGGCCATGACCTGTTCGCATCTGGTGTCGTGGAGCGTGCCGCATGATCGTGACCGATCACGCGCGGCAACGGTGGGAACAGCGCTTCCCCGGCCGCGACATGGCCGCCGAGTTCGCCACGTCGCGCCGGCCTGGCAAGGCGACGCGTCGCAAGCTGGCCCATCAGCTTTCCGATGACACGCGCAAGCGGACGCGCGGCGGTGGCCGCTACTACCTGATCAGCAAGGCCGGCGCGGTGTTCGTCTGCACGCCGCCGGAAACCATCATCACCACGTTCCCGCTGACGGGGAACACCGACTGGAAGACACCATGCGCATCATGAACCTGTTTCCCGAATGGCCGTGGCAGGCACGCCGCAAGGCGGCCACCAACGGAGGTATCGCGGCGTCCCTGCGTGACGGCGAGGGCATGGGCGTGTGGCAGGACATCATGGGGCAGTGGCAGCCGCGTGCGCGCAACCCGTACCTGCTGGAAGCGCTGCGTGAGGCCATCCCCATCCTGGATGGCGGCATCGCGCGCCTGACCACCATGGACGGCATCCTGGAAGTCCAGGGCGACAACGACAAGCTGGTGCAGGAAATCGACCAGTGGATGCGCAACATCCCGGTCAATGATCTGGAAACCGGCTTCCAGGCGTTCTACCGGTCGCAGAGCGACGAGCATTACGAACAGGGCGTCGGCGTGGGCGAGTTCGTCTACGACGCGCGCGGCCGCGAGGTGATCGGCCTGCGCGTGGCCGACAGCAAGGGCATCTGCTTCGTTCGGCAGGATGGCGTGTTGCGTCCATTCTATCGCGCGCCCTCGCCGGACAGTGATCGCCGCGCGGATGGGCTGGGGCAGGTGGAACAGATCCTGCGCGGCGCCGTCCGGCACGACGTGCTGTCCGGGCTGCGCGCCATCGGCTTCGTGGAACTGGACCCGCGCCAGCTGGTGTTCGCGCTGAACAAGCCCGAGGCCGACAATCCGTACGGCACCAGCATCCTGCGCAGCATTCCCTTCGTGGCGCAGATCCTGCTGAAAATGCAGAACGCCACGGGCCGCGCGTGGGAGCGGTTCGGCGACCCCAGCTACCACGTGCACTACAGCACGAAGAACGCGAAGGTCGATGCCGCCGAGGCGCAGAAGCGCGCCGACACCATCGCCACCAATCTGGGCAAGGCCATGCTGGCCAAGAAGCGCGGCAACAGCATGGACCTGGCTACCGCCGCCGCCAAGGACGACGACATCAAGGTCGACGTGATCGGCGCCAGTGGCGAGGTGCTGGAAATCGAAGAGCCCGCCCGGCACATGCTGGAACAGGTGGTGGCCGGGTTCGGCTTGCCGCCGTGGATGTTGGGCATCACCTGGTCGCAGGCTGCGGGCATCGGCGAACAGCAGTCGGTCGTGGTGCTGCAGGAATCGGAAACCCGGTTCGCCGTGCGCAAGCCGCAACTGCGTCGCCCCATCGAAGCGATGCTGCGGGCACGCGGGCGCACCTGGAAGCCGGGCGACTGGGATCTGGTGCAGCGCCTGCCCAACCTGATGGACGAACAGAAGCGCGCGCAGGCGGGATTCCTGCGCGCCCAGACCGCGCTGATGTTGGGCGAAAGCGGCCAGGTGGACCCGGCCGACCTGCGCCGCGGCATCGACAACAACCTGCGCACGCCGCGCACACCGCGCAGCGGCAAGGCGCGCGGCAAGGCCGACGACACCACGGAGGGCGAACCATGGGCACGAAACGACCCCGCGTTGCCGGCACTGGAAGACACGGCATCCACCGCGCTGAAGCGGCAGTGGCACGCCCTGGCGGCTGACGCCCTGCGCACGCTGGGCTTGGACACGCCCGACGGCGAGGCGTTCGAGCTGGCGCCAGGCGCGGACGCCATGCTGCTGGCGCAGGGCAACGCCCGTGTGCCGTCGATGGCCAAGGCGCTGCTGGATGCACAGCTGGGCGCGTGGGATCGCGGTGTGCGCAACGGGGCCGACGACCTGGACACCGGCAAGGGTGCCAAGGGACTGATGGATGATCCCGTGGTGCAGGCCGCCATCGCCCGCCTGCGTGATCGCGTGCGCGACTCGCTGGCGCAGACGGGACTGCAACTGGTGCGCGACGGTTTCGCCCGGCAGTACCAATCGCGCATCGTCGCCGCGCTGGCGTCTGGCGAGTTCGACGGACAAAACCCGGTCAACGTGGCGCGCGAGCTGCAGCGCCGCTTCGATGGCGGCGACTACAACTGGGAGCGGCTGGCGCGCAGCGAGATCGCCATGGCGCAGTCCGATGGATCGCTCGCCCTGTACGAACAGCAGGGCATCACGCTGGTGGACTACAGCACGGCGGAGGATGCGGCCGTGTCGACCATCTGTCGCGAGCTTGCCGCGGCCGGGCCGTACACGCTGGACAAGGCGCCGGTACCGGTGCGCGACTCGCACCCGAATTGCCGCTGCGCCATCGTCGCCAACGCCTGACCGTTAACCAACGGGGGAGACGGCGCAAGCGCGCGTCTCCCAACCTTCACCCGCAGATGCAACCCACCGGCCCCGTATCGGGCCATTGCGGAGTGAAGCCGTGGACAAGAAACCCGAAGAGCTTGCCGAGATCCAGAATCTGCCGATTCCGGAATTCGCCGAACGCTTGGCGGGCCTGACGCTGGTCGACCTGGCTGCACTGCGCGAACTGGAAGCGAAGGAAGCCAACCGCAAGGGCGCGCTGGAAGCCATCGACGACCAGGTGGCAAAGCTGGAACAGGCCGCCGCCAATGCGCAGCGTGACCCGAATCCGAACTCGCCGCCGACCGCAGAGGCCGAAGCCGCGCAGGCGCAGTCCGACGACGCACCGGCCTGGCAGCGCGAGGACTACGCCGGCCCGCTGGACATCGAGCAGGCATCGTGGCGCAACGCCCACCTGAAGCCGCAGTCGGCGACCACCAAGCCGGTGAAGGCGCCGAAGACCAAGTGAGCGGCCTGCACAAATCGCTGACGCTGTGCATCAAGGCGGCCGGTGATCCGACCGCCGACCAGCTGGCCGCCATCCGCCCGTACATGCTGGCGGACCTGCCGCCGGAACAGTTGTACGTGCGCACGTTCGCCCTGGCGCACAACGCCATCGACCGCGACGACGAAGCGTTCGACGACTCGCTGTTGGCCGACTTCGCCCGCACGTTGCCGGGCAAGGGGCTTTTCATCAAACACCCTTCGGGCTGGGATGGTGATTCCGGTCCGGGCGAAGGTCGGTTCTTCCACGCCGAACTGCAAACCATGAGTCATGCCGAGGCGCGCACGCTGCTGCGCCAGCCTGACCTGACGTGGCCGCCTGGCGTCACCACCGCCACCATCCTGATGGCGAGCGCCTACATGGTGCGCACCGAGGGCAACAAGGATCTGCTGCTGAAGGCAGACGCCGGCATCGTGTCGGATGTGTCCATCGGCTTCACCGCCAAGCGTGGCGACTACTTCCGCGACGAAGCGGGCCGCGAAATGCAGGCCCGCCGTCTGACTTCCCCCGGCGAAGCGCTGGAAGGCTCGCTGGTCTGGCTGGGTGCGCAACCCGGCGCCCGCGCCATCAAGGGCGCATCACGTACCGAGGAAACCGACATGCCCACCCAGCAGGAACTGGACGCGGCCAACACGCGCGCCACCGACTTCGAAAACAAGTTCAAGGCCGCCGAGCCGTCGCACAGCGTCATCGTCAAGGCGCGCGAAGCGCTGGGCGACAACGCGCACCTGATCGAGAAGCCTGGCGAACTGGCCGATGCGGTCAAGGCGGGCCAGGCGTTCCGCGATTCGCTGATCGACACGATCGTGAAGGGCGAGCGCGAAGCCGGCCTGTGCGGCGACGACGAAGAATCGGTGGCGGCCGCCAAGGCGATCTACGCCGGCCAGCCGCTGGCCTCGCTGCAGAAGCGGGCCGACACCGTGCAGGCGAGCGCCGCGAAGGGCGGCCGCGTTGCCCCCACCAATCCCCCCGCGCCGGAGCGCACCACCGACGAAGGCACGAAGGGTGCCCCGCCGGTGTTCGCCGCCGCGTTCACCGCCTGACCGGAGAGCACGACCATGGGTCTTCAGCTGCGCAGCCCGTCCAACCAGATCCGTGGCCTGCAGTTCGCTGCCACGGGCGCCACCGTCGCCAAGGTGCCGCACGTGCACAACGCCCGCGTGTTCATTCCGATGAACTCCGCGGACGCTGCGGCCAGCAACGAACACATCTACGACTCGGAGGTCTCCGGGGCACCGAAGGCCAACGGCGAGGCGTGGACGGTGGGCCAGGCGATCTACTGGGACAACACCAACAAGCGCTTCACCACCACCGCATCGGGCAACACGGCCTGCGGCTTCGCCCTCGCTCCGGCGCTGGCGGGCGACACCGTCACCCCGCTGTTCCTCTTCCAGAGCTTCTAAGGGCCACGCCGACATGAAACTGAACATCGATTACGCGGCCCTGCAGGCCAAGGGCAACGAAGGCGCACAGCGCACCGCGCTGTTCAACAGCCTGAAGGCCGCGCTGCTGTATGCGCCCATCATGCTGGCGTGCATGTCGCCGGCCGAAGTGGCCAAGGCATCGCTGAACCCCATGTCCCGCATCGCGGGCGTGGAAGACGGCAAGGGTCTGGACGAAGCGCGCGTCAAGGCGTTCCTGCAGTCCGACCGCGCCGCGCCGCTTGGCGCGAAGTGGGCCACCCCGGGCGACAACCCCGTGCTGCAGCAGGTCACCGGCAGCGTGGTGCAGTTCTTCCAGGACAACGTGCGCGACATGGACCTGGGCTACCAGGTGCTGTTCGACGACGTGCCGGGTCTGCTGGGTTCGAACCAGGACCACTTCGAACTGATCAACGCCAGCATGGGTTTCACCTGGTCGCAGCAGAAGCCCGGCGGCATCATCAAGCCGCGCCGCGAGATCACCGAAGCCAAGGTGTCGGTGCCGTATCTGAGCTACGTGGAGGGCTTCAGCCTGCTGGACGAGTGGCTGCAGTTCAGCAAGTACTACCACGTGGAAGAGGCGGTCAACGAGTTCGTCTCGACGTACTACGACCAGAAGGCCAGTCGCCACTATGGTCTGATCACCGGCCAGGGCGCTGGCATCAACGTGGCATTCGCCACCGACGCGGCCACCACCTTCAACAAGGCGGTGGCGGGCATCCTGCGCAAGTGCCAGGCCAAGGGCTACGCCCTGGGCAGCAACCCGCAGGTGGACATCCTGGTCAGCCCGGAAAACGTCGGCTATGTGCTGGCGTTCCTCGACGCGACGCGCGGCAGCCCCATGATCGCCTTCGGCACGCAGAAGCAGCCGATTGCGTTCAGCGTCCGCAACGTGATCGTCACCACGAAGGTGCCGGCCAACGACCAGAACTACTACGTGGTGTTGCCGGGCCGCAAGAACAAGCGCGCCGACTGGAAGCCGCTGACGGTGGAAAGCAAGCGCGAGCCCGCGGCGTCGGCCGAAGACTGGTACGGCAAGGGCCAGTACAACGCCATTGTCGGCGACGCCGACCAGATCGCCCGCGTGGCGCTGGCCTGACCGGGGAAACGATGGCCCGGGGTAGCCCGGGCCATCGGTACGCATGGCGGCCAAGGTCAAGATCCAGGACATCACCGATGCCGGCTTCCGCGCCGAGCAGTTCGGCACGCCTGCAGACTGGGAAGAGGGCACGGCGGGCTACCTGTCCCGCTTGATCGCGCGCGCAGAACAGTGGGCCATCGGCCGCTTCGGTGCCGGCTATTCGGTGGTGCCGGCCGACAGCACCACGTACGAACGTCTGCGAGCCGCCGAACTGTGCTGGGTGTCGGGCCACCTGTGGAAGCGCCGCGCGGCGTTCGTCGACAGCAACGCGATGGCGTCGCGCGAGAACCTGGTGCACGCCAACCGCGAAGCGTACGAACGGCAAGCCACTCGTGCCTTCGAATGCGCCGAAGACAACATGGCACTGGCCTTGGGCATCACCGCGGCCGGCACCGGCGCTGCACTGTCGCACGTGGAAACCGGGCCCTACGCGGCGGAGGGCATCTGATGTTCCGCACCGTCGTCGACGCCAGCGATACCGTCAAGCTGCTGGACGGCACCGCGCGCAACAGTCGCGCCGCAGCGCGGGCCCTGATGCGCAGCCTGGCCATCCAGTTGCAGCGCGCTGCGGTGAAGCGGTCCACCGGGCCGAAGTCAGCCGCGGCCGGCGCCTATCCCATCCCGCGCCGGACCGGCACGCATGCGCGTGGCTTCGCCATCGAACTGAGCGACCGGTCGGCCATCGTCTTCAACGCCAACGTGTACGCCCGTGCCCTGCACGACGGCTTCAAGCCGTACGGCAACCCGCACGCCAAGGTCATCCCGGCGCGTCCGTATTTCGACGACGCCATGGAAAAGGATCTGGACGTGGACGCCGCCCTGGCCATCGCCGACAAGGTGCTGGGGGAGGGCGCATGATCGCCGCCGCCCGCCAGGCCCTGCAGGGCCTGATGTCGACGGACCCGCAGTTCATCACCGCCATGCAGGCGCTGGGGCTGGCCGCCAGTGGTGCAGCCGTCACCCCCAAGTTCCTGAAGGGAAATCGGCGCTTCGACCAGATCGGCGCCGAACACCTGCCGTGCTGGGTGCAGGATGCCGGCGACCAGCAGCCCGGGCCCGCATCGGCCGATGGCGACGCGATGGGCCTGACCATCAACAGCCACCAGCAGGAATGGGTGGCCGACCTGCTACTCACGCTGGTGTGGCACCAGCAGGCGTTCGACACCAGCGTGGACCAGACGGACGCGATCGCGCCAGCGCTGGTGCAGCTGCTGCTGCGCAACCCTTCCCTGGACGACACCTGCGACATGGCCTACGTGGCCGACGTGGTGACCGACCGCAACTACAACCACCCCCTGCATGCCGTCACCCTGGTGGTGCGCGTGCATGGGGTCATCCACCGCGACTGACTGCCATGAAGAACCGTGCTTCCCGTGAAACATCGCAGGCCGTCCAGCCGCCCGGCACCGTGCGCGTGCGCGTGGTGCTGCGCCCGGGTGCCGTGCGCCTGGGCAACTGGACCGATGGGCAGGAAGTCGATGTCACGCCTGACGAAGCGCGCGTGCTGGTGGCCGTCAAGGGCTGCCAGTACGTGGGCGAACCCCTCCATGCCGTCGCCCCCGCCGACGCCGACGCTGCCGCCGCAGCGGCAGGCGAGGGCGGCGGCGCCTCTTTCACGCCTTCCGCGGAGTAAGCCCCCATGCCACAGGCCACCGGTGCACTGACCAAACTGCTGGGCGTCACCCAGTCCGCCTTCAAGGAAGTGCCCGCGTCCCCGGATGCGGAAATCCTGTACGTGCGCACGTACGACTACGCCGCCAACCAGCCGCTGGAAAACGACCCCACGCTGGCCGGCGGCCTGCGCGGCAACCTGCGCGGCGAGCGCGGCCGCGTGGATGGCAGCGGGAGCGCCGTGGTCACGCTGGGCACCAGCATCGGCTTCTGGCTGAAGCACCTGGTGGGTGCGCCGACCACGGTTGGCGCAGCCGCGCCGTACACGCATACCTTCCAGGTGGGAGGTGGCGCCAACGCCATCCCGCCGGCCCTGTTGATCGAACGCGACTACAGCAGCCGCATTGCCACGCCCGGCCGCTACGAACGCGACATGGACATGCGCATCGAGTCGGCCACGTTCGCGTTCAGCACCGGGTCGCCGTTCCAACAGGCCACGTTCAACCTGCGCGGCGCCAGCCTGTCCACGCAGCCGGAAGATCCCATCGATGCGTCCCCGACCGACTACGGCCACGCGGGCTGGGGCGTTTCCGGCGTGACGCTGGAACTGGACGGCGGCGCCACGCAGGTGTGCGTGGAAACGCTCAACGTGACCTGGAACAACGACCTGGACACGGACCTGTATTGCCTCAACGACGGCGGCCAGCGGCACGACCTGCCGGAAGGCCAGGTGCTGGTCAGCGGCGACGGCGTGGCGCAGTTCGACACGCCGGCCCTGCGCACCAAGGCGCTGGCCGGTACCGACCTGGCCATCAAGGTCACGCTGAAGCGCGGCACCGGCGCGGGCACCACCGGCAACGAACAGCTGGAACTGACCATCCCTGTGTCGGTGATCGAGGCGCCGGCCGCCCCCATCAGCGGGCCGCGCGGGCTGAAACAGAACTTCACTTTCCAGGCCTACCGCGCGACGGGCGCGGAACTGGCCGTCACCTGGGTGCTGAAAAGCCCCCGCGCGGTGATCTGACGCAACAACCACAGGAGCGGCGGCGGTGTTTCGACTGGCGGATATCGGAAAGGTGTGGGTGCCGGTGGTGCTTCCCATCGGCGAGGGTGACGAGGGCACGCAGATCCATCTGCGCATGCGGCTGCTGACACGCACGGAGCTGCGCGAGCGGGAACGCAGCGCCCTGGTGCGAACGGCCGGAGAACTGGTGGCCACGGCCGAGAAGATCCGCACGACGGAAGACCTGCAGCGCGTGTTCGACGCGGTCACGCAGGTGGAGGCCAGCGACCTGCAGGAACTGGCCGAGCGCATCGACGACTGGCGCGACGTGTTCGACGACGCGGGCGAGCCGCAGGCCTTCAGCGCCGAACGCCTAGCGGCCTGCATGGACTACCTGTGGTTCTTCCAGGCCGCGCGCGAAGCGCTGTTCCGCGCCAGCCGTGAAGGGGTGGCAAAAAACTAGAAGCCTGGGCCCGGTGGATTGCCGGCGCGGGTCCAGGCGTGGAAGACCAGCGGCTGTGGGACTTCGAAAGGAAATACGACGAGTGGTTCACATCCGACTACTGCAAGGCGTGCCCCAAAGCCTGTCCGGACTGTCCGCAGCCACGTCTGCTGCCGGACGCGGTACCGGCCGCGCTGGCCTATCTGCGGTGGCCAGCCCACGGGGCTGCGCATGCACGACTGCATGACCATCATCCGTGCGTCGCTGGACCGCATCGGGGTGGCGCGGGCGGACTTGCCGCAGCTGCTGGACGACCTGCTGGTGATCGAGCGGGCATTCGTGGCTGCGCGCGTCGATGTGGCCGAGCGGGAGCGCACGCAGCGTGAGTCAGCGCACTAGTCGCTTCCAGGTCCAGTTCGACGTCGGCGGCGACGGCGAGGTGCGCGCCTCGCTGAAGAGCCTGCGCGAGGAGGTCAAGGCAACCACGGCCGCCGTGGAAGACTCGGGCGAGGAGTGGGAAGAGTTTGGCGTAAAGATCGGCAATGCCATCAAGTACGCCGGCGCTACCGCCCTCGCTGGCATCGGCCTGATCCTTCGCAACACGGCCGCTGCGGAACAGGAAATGGCGCAGCTGGAAGCTGTGCTGCGATCGACGGGGCAGGGCGCCACGTATACGCGCGACCAGCTGGTCGATATGTCGGAGGCCATCGCCGCCGCGTCGACATTCAGTGCCGGCGAGATCGTCAAGGCTGAGACCCGCCTGCTGTCCTACAGCGGCATTGCCAGCAAGAACTTCCCCGAGGCGCTACAGGTTGCCATCGACCAGGCGGCGCGCTTGGGGATGGGCGTGGAGCAGTCCGCCGAGACCATCGGCCGGGCACTGGAATCGCCGCAGAAAGCGGCAGCGGCGCTGGCACAGCAGGGCTTCGGCGCCGCGTTCACCGACAGCGTGCGAAAGGCCATCAAGGAACTGGACGAGGCGGGCAA